GGGTAAATATTGCCCATATGACCATATATGTAAATAACAAAGGAGAAAAAATGGAAATTAATCTACTTCCTAAATCTACAAATTGGGAATACGGAGAAGGAGATGTATTAAAAAATAAAAAGTATTTAGCTGATAGAAATAAGCTATTTAGAGAACATGGGAATGGTTGGTGGTGGGAAAAACCAGCCAAGCAATTAAAAAAAGGAGACTAGTATGGGATTTGATTTATATGGTATTAAACCACAAGAAAACACAGAAAAACCAGAAATATTAAATCAGTCTTTTATAGACGTAGCTGAAGATATTCAAGAAGAATTTTGGATTGCTCAAGATGAATATGAACATCAAAACCCAGGCGTGTATTTTAGATTAAATGTTTGGACATGGAGACCAGTTTGGACATTTGTTTATAGTTCTTGCGAGGATATACTAACACAAAAGGATTATGATAATGGTCAATTTAATGGTGGTCATCGTATATCAAAAACAAAAGCAACAAGAATAGCAAAAAGACTGCAAAAACTTGACAAATTAGGAATACTTGAAGCATATGAATGTGAAGTTAAGGGATATATAAAGACAGCAAAACAAAAAAATAAAAAACTTGAAGTATCTGAAAAATATGGTGATAAGTATGATTGGGCTGCTGAATATCCATTTTATAGAGACCATGTAGTAGAATTTGCTTTATTTTGTGAGCAATCTGGAGGTTTTACAATCTGCTGATGATAAGACCAATAGAAAGAAAGTCAATGAAAATAAGACCTTCAGGCAGAAGTAGTGATTTTATATCACCATCTTTTGGCTTTGGTTGTTTGTTAGAATGTTCTTATTGCTATATGAAGAGACATAAGCCTAGTGGACTTGATTATGCTACAAATGTAAATGATATACTTGATGTAATACTAATTCATTCACTTAATACAAATGTCAAAAAACCAAATCAAACACATTCAGAGTATGTGACATACGATATTGCTTGCAATGAAGATTTTGCATTACATAATAAATACTATGATTGGGAAAAGATATTCTCGTTCTTTGTATATCATCCATACATAATGGGTACATTTGCAACCAAGATAGTTCCAACGCCATTTTTATCTTACGACCCTAAAGAAAAGATAAGAATACGTTTTAGTCTAATGCCACAATCATTGTCATCTAAGCTAGAACCAAAGACAACATCAATTAAAGATAGGATTAAAGCAGTCAATACATTTCGTAAAGCAGGCTATGATGTTCACTTGAACTTTTCTCCTGTTTTATTTTATGATGGTTGGCGTGAAGATTACGAAGAACTCTTTAAAATGGTAGATAAATATGTTGATGATAAAGAAAATGTACTAGCAGAAGTAATATTCTTAACTCATAATAGAAAAAAACATAATAATAATCTAGAAAATGGTGTACCTCACGAAGATTTATTATGGCAACCTGAATACCAAGAGGCTAAGGAATCTCAATATGGTGGTCACAATATTAGGTACAAGTGGGAAATGAAAACTAAAATGATAAATGTATTTAAACAAATCCACAAGGATATTATACCTTGGAATACAATACGATACATTTTCTAAAGGGAGAAATAATGCAAATAAAGGAGTTTGATAATAATTTAAACAATGGAATGATGTGGAAAACTATGGAAGGAGGAATAATACACACATCACAAATGTCAACAAGTCATTTATTTAACTCAGTTAAAATGATATACAATCATATGGCTGATATAATTGGCTTTCCAACCTTTTGGTTTAAAAATAAATACGAAGAAATAAATAAAAAGTGGTTAGCTAATCCAGAATACCAAATGGACATATTAAAAAAGTTAATTTTAGAATTAGAGAAAAGAGATGATTGGGATGAAAGACAAAAACACATATACAATCAAATAAAACTAACATTAACTGGAGAATTTCACAGTATTGTACTAGATGCTTTAGAAAAAAGAGGATTTGAAAGAAGTTTAGTACAATTACAAGACCCTATAAAACTATTAAAGGAGGCAAAAGAAAAATATGAGCGAAAACAACTCAATAGCATTGATTGATAAAACATCAGTTAATGATGCTAAAGAAATATTAAAAGAAGTAACTAAACAGCACGTTAAGGTGTCTCAAATTGAAACACCAAAGCCATATGTTTATAAAAAACTAGGATTTGACTATGTTAAGCTAGAATATATGAGAGCACTAGCAGATAAACACTTCCCAGGATGGAGTTGGACTATAATCAACACAGAAGTATTAGGTTCTGAAGCTTATGTAGTTCATGGCAGGCTAAAATGGTTTGATGGTGGAATATGGAGAGAAGGCGATATGGTTGCTGCTCATAGAATACAAAAAAAACAAAACTCAAATTCATTTGTTGACATAGGTAATGATGTTAAATCAGCAAACACAGACACTATGAAAAAAGCTTTTAATACATATATGAATATTGCAGACGATGTTTATAGAAAGCAACATGAAGAAGCTGAATTAACAGATGAACAAGTAACAAAGTTAATAAAAACAGCAAATGCAATAGATGCAGATATGTCTAAAGAAATAAATGATAAAATAAACAAAAAGGAAATACATGGCATAAACTACAAAGCAGCGTTAGCAAAACTAGAACGATTAGCAGGAGGAAAATAACATGACATCATATGACGACAAACTTCATACTATTGGAGCAGAATACATGGTTGGATTAAACGATGGAACAGTTCTAAACAAAATAGTATTTGAAGGATATAAAATGTTTAATGGAAAACAAATAATGTGTTTTAGAACATTAGAAAAGGATTCAGTTGTTACTGTGAATCCAAGTTATCATAGTTTTACAATAGAAAATTGTGATATAAAAATGAACGAAGTTCTATACAGAGAAATGAATGAATCAATAAACAACCCAAAGGAGAAATAATGGGAAACATAACGCATAACGAATCTGAACAACTGGAAAAGAAATACCCAGGAATTACAGAGACATTGCAAGGCGAAGGTATCGTTGGTAAAAGAAAACGTAACAAACCAAGATATATGCTTAATGAAGAAAAAAAGAAAGTACAACCAACTCTTTATTTCAAGGGTCATAACCAAGGAACAGACAGTAAAAAGATGCTTGAATTAAGAGATAAATGGACTCAACTAGTAACAGAATACACAAAGGAAGACAATAAATAATGAAAACACTAGAAAATACTACATTCGATGAAGCTACAGATGGAGGTTTTACACCAGTTCCAGCAGGAACATATCCAGCTCATGTATCAGAAGTACAAATAAATACTTTTGATGACAGCGGTAAGAGTGTATATAACTTATCATTTAAAATAGCTGATGAAGTAAAAAATCTGGAAGTTCCTAAATTATCAAGCGATGGTAATGGTGGATATGTAGAAGATACAGATAAAGAAGGCAATACTTTAACTATATCTGCTGACTTCATAGCAGGTAAAACATTCCGTCTTGACAAAGGTATGTGGTTGACACCTAATCCAGAACAAGGAAAAGGATGGCAGAATAAAACATATGTAAAATACTGTCAAGCTCTTGGTGTGGAATTTCCTCAAACAGAAGATGGTAAAATTCAATTAGCTGAAATTGAAGATGAGGATATTCTTGGACATCCTTGTTTAGTTAAGGTTGAAGAAGTTGCTTGGGAAAATAAGAAAACTGGAGATTCAGGTAAATCTATAAAAGCAGTTGATTTAGTTTCTTGGCAAGAAGGTAATAAGCTTTCTGCTGATGAATTATCAAGTGACGATTTGCCATTCTAGTTAACTAATAATATATAGGGTAAGGTGGGTATGCCCTGCTTTACCCTATATTTAAAAGGAGAATAAATGAAGACTATGAGAGTACCAGTATTAGTGTTTGAAAATAGTGATGATGTAGACATTCTAGTAGAAGCGTTATATAACTATAATGAAAATCAAAATAAGTATAGTAAAACAAAAGTGCAGGAGAGGCTAAATGAAATCTACAAAATCCAAACAATCTTTGAAAAAACCAATAACAATTAGGATAATAAACAACTTAGTAAAAAAAGCATTAGTCGATACCCCAGATTGGAAACCATCAAGGGGATATAAGTATTTAGAGGATACTGAAGAAGGCTCATTGTTTGAAACAAGTACAGGGATGAGAGGGGTATATTTAGCTAGTACCCCTACATCAGCACAAGTAATAGTAACTTTTTGTAATTGTGCAGAAGAAGATAAAAAATATTACTTAGGCAAACAAAACATAGCAAATACAACGGAGGTAAAAGAATGGGAATAATGAAAGAAATATCAAGACTTTGTGAAAATGAGGACAGAGAAGGTCTTATTAGGTATATAAATATGCCAGACTTAACAAGCTTAACTGGTAAATCACCAGAAAGAATAGCTGACGACTTCATAGCCGCTCATAAAAAAATGAGAGCAAAAAGAGATGAAGATGCTTATAAACAATTAAATAAAATACATGACGAGTTGCAAAATGACTGAACAAGAACATACAGAAATTGCTAAAGATTTACTTGTTGGCAGAACAATAACAGATGTC